AACTTATCTTCTGCTACTGTTAGGTCTCTCTGTAAATTAACAATGGTTTGTTTATTTGCTTCAATGGTATCAGTTAAACTTAATACATATCTAACTGAGGTAAATGTTCCGGCTAGTATTGCAGCCACTACAGGCACAATTACTATGTTCTTTTTTACCCATTCAAATTTTGATAATTTATTCTTTTTTGCCATTGCCATTTGTATATCTCATTTCTCTGTTTGCATCTTTAAGTTTTTCAATATCTATCAAAACTTTATCCATTTGTCCTCGTAAGAACTCAATGTTAACTTTGTTTAACGCCATTGATTCAATATGTGCGTTTAATTTATCAGTGGTCTTATAAAGATCCTCGATCATCATAAATTGCTCAGAATCTGCGGGCAGTGAACCTAATTGTCCACGTGGCCATTTAATTCTAAACTCTGTGTTTTCTATTAAATCTTTTTGCATTAATTCTATCTGTGTACTGTGCTTGTTTAGTGTTTCGTGTAAACCAAAGTATGCCCAGGTACCAATTGCAACTAGCGCTATTAAAGAGGCAACCGTTTTCATTGGCATTTGCACGGCCGCCTCTTCAGATATGTTTAATGGTTTATTCATTTTTTCCAATTGAAAAGCCATGATACGTACCACTTCCACATAGCTTTTACTTTTTCTTTAATTTTTTTAATCATTTTTTTTCTCCTCTATCTCGTAGAAAAAATTATCAGTGTCTTCTGTTCGCCACTGTTGTGTGTCTTCTACGTTCCAGTAGTTAGTTTGTACCTTCCAATCAGGAACTTGGTCTTTAACCGTAAATGATGGTATGTCCCAAATTAATCTGTTGTTAGGTTGTGCTGCATAATTGCCGTCGTTCAACGCAAGTATGTGAGCGCACTTATGTTCGTGCGGGATCTCAGAATGATCAGTGTCTACTATATTA